CCGGGCTGACGCCCGCCGCCCATGTGATCAACCCCAAAACTCTTGGCGCGCACCAGCATTAGGCCAGCGCCGTCACAGTCGTGTTGTCTTCGGCTTCAAGCACAACGCCCGCCCAAATTTTGCCTGTGGTGGCGTTGGAGCCAGCCACGGTGTAATAGAGGCGGACATAGCGTTCGTTGGTGCGCCGCGGGAGATACTCGATGTTGAAGACATAGCCCGCCACCAAAGTGGCGGCGAGAATGGCTTCGGTTTCAAGCGCGGTCGCAGCCGAGGAGAAAGACGAATTGTCATCGGTCTGCACCGCGACCTTCAAGGACGTGAGGGTGGCGAAGGCCTCTGTGCATTGGATGCGAATTTTGACCTTGTTGCCCTTGCCGATGTCGCGCACGAGCGCCGTCGAGTTGAGCGCCGGCGTTCCCGTGGCGCCGAGCTCGATATAGTCCGTCGAGGCGGCCGAGGCGGTAACCGCCTGGCTGTCCGAGAAGAGGGTGAGGGCGTCTGCCAACATTGTGCTTTGCTCCGCTTAGCTGACGAGGGTTTCAGTGTTGGTGATGCCGTCCGTTTCGTAGATAGGCAGGCCGCGGAACGAGAGCACTTCTTCGCCAAACACGTCTTGCGTAGTGGTGAGGAAGCGGTTCGCCGCCGTGCGCGTCTGCCTGTCGAGATGTTCCATGATGGTGGCGTTGACGTAGATCACCGGCTTGATGGTGACCGGCTCGCCGGCCATGTTGAAGCCCGTTGTGGAGCGGCGCGAGGGCAGGCGATAGTAAGCCTTGGTCAGCAGATCGATCAAATCCGCAGCACTCGCCGTGGTCAGGTTCGACACATCGATGTTGGCGACGCGGACGTGATAGCGCCAATCCACCTGCGTATAGCCGATGTCTTGGTGGAATTGCTCTTCTACGTAATAGATCACGCCAGAGGAATTGCCGTCGCGTTGCACGCCTTTGTCTTCACGCTGCACGCCGACCATTGAGCCTTGCGGATAGAGCAGCATGCCCGTGCGCGGACCCCAAGTGGTGATGAAGATCGAGGTGTTGTCGGAGCCCGTGCCGCCGCCGAGGATGACGTTGCCGCCATTCTCAGCCGAGGTGGAGCTCATGCGCGGGGCAAGGCCAAGAAACTGCAACGGGCTGGTGCCGGTGTTGCCGTAGAAGTAGGTGGTCTCGATGGTCTGCGCGAAGCCTTCAAGAATGCCCATGGCCTCTTGGATGCGCAGCTTGTCCTTGTCTTTGGTCTTGTCGTAGAGGCGCTTGTCGATCGAGGACATGTTTTCGAGCATGCCGGTCGTATCAGTGACTTGGCGCGTGGTGCTCTTGGTCGGGGTGATGCGGTCGTAGAACTTGACCCAGGTTGGCGAGGGGATCGAGGTGCGCATCGTGGTCAGATGCCGCGAACCGTCGTTGCACTCCTCGGAATAGCCGTGTTTGAACACCGGCGACATCTGCGCCAGGATTTCAATCACTTCTTGAATGTCGCGCGATGCGTTCTGGCGCTTGGCAACGTCAATGGCGTTGATGTATCCGGTTGAGAGAACCATTGTTTACCCATCCCTTGGAAGCGCTTAGCGCTCGTGAGCGATGGGAGAATGATGCGGGCAATTGCGCTGGTGTCGGGTAAAACTTGTCGGCTCTCGCGAATTTGCTTGAAAAGCAAGGGTTTTTCGCGAGCGGCGGTGTCGGGTTGCTACTCAATCGGCTTATACCAGCTTCCGAATTTCTTCTCAGGTTCAGCGCCGCGTTCGCCGTCCACGAACGAGCCTTCCTTGATGAAGCCGCCGAACACGTTGAGGAACTTCATCACCCCGCCCACACCCATGCCGCTTTCGAGATAGGCGAGCGCCTGGCTTGCCTCATCCTTGCTCATGCCGGCCTTTTGGCTGGCGTAGTTGAAGGCGCGGCGAGCCGATTCGCGATTGGCGTTGAAGTCCTTGCCCCAGCCTTGCGGGCTTTCGAGTTGCGCGATCTCGCGCGCGGCGGCGGCGCCCTCCTCGGCGACCACATTGGCTTGGCCTTGCGCCATGAATTCCATCTGTTTGGATGCGATCAATTGGGCTTGCCAAGGTAGAAGGCCTGCCTCCTTGAAAACGCCTTGCGCCCACTCCGCGGTTGGCTTGTCGGCGCCTTCGATCTTAGTGAGGCCGTAAGCCTCGGCTTCCTTCGGCGCGCCCAGGCGCTCGAGCACCGCCATCACCGCCTCGGGCTTGGCGTCGGCGGGGATTTGCATAAGCTGGGCTGGGTCCACGTCTTTCAGCGCGTCGAACTTGTGGGCGATCTTGGCTACGTCTTCTGGCGACTTGAACGCGGCCTTAGTGGCCCAATCCTTGAGGCCCTGATCGGCGAAGCTCTCATAGAAGGCCGGAGCCGGCGGGGGAGAGTTGAGCGCAGCCTCCGTCGCGCTGGTGTTTGCATTGTCGGCAACGCTCGTGTCGGTCATTGTTGCTCGTGCTCCTTGAGGATGTAGGTCAAAGCGAAAGAGCCTGCGTCGCACGCGGCTTTATCGAGATCGTTGCCGGCTTCGTGCGCGGAGACGGCCAGTTCATCCAGCCGATTGCGCAGCGCTTCAATGCCTGTGATTTTCTTCTTGTCCGCAAACATGGCCTTGAGATCGACCACGTTGCTGCGCGGTACGCCTGGCAAATTCATACGCGCACAATCTCATCTGCCTGCCGGCGCTCTTCCTCGGCCATTTGCTGGGCGAAGGAGGGGAGGTCGCCAAAGATATCGGCCAAGACCAGATCGAGCATTTTCTGCATGCCCTTTAGTTCGGCGTTCAATTCGGGTGCGTAATCGTGATTGAAGCAGCGCGCTTGCTTGGCCCAATAGGCCAGCAACAGGCGTCCGTCATTGGTGAACCGTGAGGATGGGTCGCGCGGGTCTGTCAGAAAGAAACGGCGCGCCGCCATCTTGCGTGCGTAAACCCGCTCTAGAACGATGCGCTCGGCGTGATCCATCTGTGCCCTTAAAAAAGTGGCGGCGCGCGCGAGGACGCTGGCGAGAGTCGAAGCGACGCGCGCCGCCCACGCGAAAGCTTGAGTTATGAACCGGCCAAGGCGTGAGCGTACATCGTTCACAAAAAAGGTTAATGATGCGTTCACTGCGGCTGAACCTGCGGGATGGGCTGGGGAATATTCGCGGCGGTCGCGCCCGCTTGAGCGAGGTCTTTGGCGGTTCGGCCGGCGGCAGGGCCGAGGGAGGCAAGCTCTTGAATTTTTTGAGACTGCTCACGCTTTTGCGCGAGTTGCTCCATTTCATCGAGCGAGCGTAGTACGCTGGCCGGGGCGCCATTGGCTTCAGCCAAGGTGCGCGCCACCTTCGGCCACTCCAACACGTCATAAACGGTTGGATCGATCTTGGCGGGGTCGGCCAACGCCTCAACCGTGCGCAGGATGCCCACCGCTTCGTCGGTCTTCATCAGCCTGTTGATGGGCGCGTCGTAGATGATCTCGATGCCGGAGCCGCGCATTTGCTCAGGCATTTCCAGATCGTCAAATTCTCCGGCCTCGGTCAGAATATCAATTTCACGCTCGATCAGCGGCCCCAGGAACTCGGATTGCTGGCGGCCCATGGTGGGAGCGAGCAGAACGCCTTTCTCCTGGGCGCGCAACAGCGCCTCGGTGGCGGTCATGTTCGGTGGCTTCTCCAAGAGCACTTGGAAGAGCGTCACGTAGAAGCCATCGTTAATGCCTTGGCGGCGATCCTGGATCAGCGCCAGCAGCGCATTGAGGTCGGCGCCGGATTGGAACGCAACGGCGGTTGGTTTGCCTGTGGCCGGGTCGATCATGCCGGGGTTGATGGACCCAGGACGCATGGAGAAGGGGGTCGCGCCAGTTTGGTTGGAAATGAACATTGGCGGATCGGCCAAGCGCTGGGCTTCGCGGATCGCGGTCTTGTTCATCTCCTGCAACATTTGGATGTCGCGGAGCACAGTCATGCCAGGCGCGCGCCCATCCACTTCGCGCGGTCCGGTGGTATAGCGCCCCACTGAGTAGGGCATGGTGCGATAACCGCTTTCCCCGCACATCCACAAGAAATCCGGCATGAAATAGGCGGATTCGATCGGCCACGAATTGCGCCCATCTTCGCGCTCGTCGCCGGCCCAGTCCTCTTGGTTCTCCTTGTAAACGCAATGCACGTACCAGGAGCGTCGCAGGCGTAAGGAGGGGTCGTTGGCCTGATCCAGCACGTACTTTGGCAGGCTCTCGAATTTGCCGATCTTCAGGGCATCCAAGGCTTGCGCCGCGGTCAGCGAGAACTTGCGATGCACGCCCACTACGCGGCCCTGAAAGTCCTCTTGGATGTACAGCTCGTTGAGGTGTGGGGTTTTGTAGCGCAGCCCAACGCCCATGGCTTCATCGCAGAACATCGCAGATGTGCCGAAGGTGTCGAGCGCCTGGTAATAAGCTCCGATTTGGCTGGCGAAATTGGCGTGGGGCGCATAGCGGGCCGCAAACACCCGATCCCGCACCGCTTCCAAGTATTCTTGAACCTGATCGTCTTCGTTGAGGTGAGCCTTGGTGCAGCGCAGGCCATGCCATTTGGAATTGCGCGGCGTCAGCATGGATTCGTGCGCGGCCGCCAGCCGATCGCGCGCTAGGATAGCGGTATTGTCGAAGACCTTTTCGCCCTTCTTGGCGCCCTGCCGACGCTCCGTCTCGGCGCCGAAGTCATCCGAATTGGGGTCAATGTAGGTCGCGCAATCGCGCCACAACGGCTCATATTGCTTGCGCTCCATGGCCATGGCTTGGTGCGCCTGATAGAGGCGCGCCACCTTTTGATGGGTGGCGGGGTCTTGGGTGACGCCCTTGTCGCGTTCTGGGACGGGTTTTGCGTAAGCCATCAGGCCCTCGCGGCGCGAGCAATGCGGGAGCGCTCAATCGGGGTGGGGAAGGCCTCGGTGGCCAATTGGCCGGTGTCCATCAGGCCGCGCAGCGCCTCGCCCATATCGTCAAGGGCTTGATCCAATTGCCGGCCGCCGCGCGGGTGCAGCTCAGCGTCCCGCCAGTCTTCCATTTCAGCGAGGTTGATGATGATGGTCTCGCGGTTGCGGGCCAGCATCCGCGCGGCGTCGGAGCGGGAAATGTTGAATTCGGCTGAGAGCAGGTGGACCCAGAGCTTGCGGGCGATCTGCACGCGATCGTCAGCCTTGACCTCGTGGCGATGCTCAAACGGATCAACGCCCGTGACTACAGCCACAGCGTAGGAGCAGCGTCGAACAAGATCCTCAGGGCAAAGCATTTAGCGCCTGAGAATACAGCCGGTTTTTAGGGTGTTACGTTCCGCCGAGAAGTTGGCGCACGGCGGTTGAAGGAGCGCTTAAACCGGCGCTCCCCGAACCTCCCTCGCCACCGCCAACAATTCCCCTCATATTGGCGCGATAGCCAATGCGCCGGCGAACTTGACGTGAGGTTTGCTCATCACGAGCAGCCTGGTCGATGGTCGGCACTGGCGGCGGCGGCGGCGACATGACGATCTTGGGCTTCGGGGGGGAAAATAGCGCGCCCATGTTAATTGCTCCTGCGGCGGCTTAGCGGCGATGCTGGCGGCTGGCTGATCCATTCGTCCACGCGATCGGC